TTCTCTCCCTAGCCAGAGATATGGCCAATCTCACCAAGATTTACAAGGCAGCCTCTGCGGATAATGTCTATACTAAGGAGGAGAAGGAAAAGATTGGTGAGGCAGCGATTCCGATAGCGGAAGCGGCTGATAGGTATATATAGGAGACCAATAATGGACATACTTACTGGCGGCTTTATCATAGGCCTCCTCGCGCTTTGGAAGCTTATTGAAAAGATTGTGGACGCAAAGCTGGCTAAGCGTAACAATAATCCGGGTAGGAACAGCAACCCAGGCAAGACCATTTTGTGTCCTTATGACAACAGTGTTGCTCTTAAGAACTCTCTGAACAACATAGACACCAAGCTTGGTACTATGGTTACGAAGCTAACCTCTATAGACGAGGCACAGAGGCGGATTGAGGGAAGGAAGGATGTATAATGAGACCGAAATGAGCCCAGAATTACAAGCGGAAGGGCGGCTGTTGATGGACGATTGTGAGCATAATACTGCTCTCTTTTGTAAGATGATCTTCCCTGAGCGGTTTGACTTTCCTTTCAGCCTTGGGCATTATGAGATTTTCAGAGCGCTTGATGATGATTCTATTAAGAAGTTGCTTATCATAGCGCCACGCGGTTTTGGTAAGACTACCTTACTCCAGCTTGGGTATGCCGCCAGACGAATATTATACAATCAGAATAGATTCATAGTACCCATCAGTAAGAGTGAGATAAATGCTCTCAATCAGACTGAGACCCTTAAGATGCAGCTGGTGAGCAACCCCATGATTAAGAAGATTTGGGGCTCTATGAAGAGTCAGCAGTTTAGTAAGGAGCAGTGGAGAGCGAATAATAGGCTGAAGACAGTGATTATGCCGAGGGGTTCTGGTCAGCAGGTTCGTGGTCTTATCCTTGATAGTCGACCTGACCTACTCATAGGGGATGATATTGAGGATGTGGAGGGTGTGGAGAGTGAGACGCAGAGAGAGAAGCTGAAGAGGAAGATCATGGAGGATTATCTCAACTGTGTTGACTATAAGAGAAATGACTGGAGAGTTATATTCATAGGCTCCATGCTTCATGAAGACTCATTCCTGGCTAACATTGAAGATGCGTATAAGGAGGCTATTAAGGCTGGGAAAAAGCCTGATTGGCATGTTATCAACTTTTCGCTTTGTGATGATAACTATCGAAGCAACTGGCCGGAGGCGTACACAGATGAGTGGATTCAGGAGAAGATGGGTGAGTACTCTAAGATGGGTATGCTTGACTCTTTTGCCAGGGAGTTTATGGGAGTACCTACATCGTCTGAGGCCAACTTTAAGAAGGAATACTTTAGGCATTATAGTGAGTCAGACTTGCCTGATGAGGTCAGTAGGAGGCTGGTTAATATAGTTATAGCTGACCCAGCTAAGACTGCTGAGAAGACCAGTTGTGATACGGCTATTGTAGTGTGGGGGATTGACACTATTGGACAGCGGTACTTTCTGAGAAGTGTTATCAGAGAGCACCTACACATGGATGAGATCATAAATAGAATACTCGACTCAGCGGCCAGGTGGAGAGCGAGGGCTATTGGAGTTGAGGTAACTGGGGCAGAGGAGCAAATCACATATCCTATAAAGAATGAAATGCTTATGAGGAGGCAGATTTGCCATCTTGAGGAGCTGAGGGCGAAAGGGAAGAAGGAACACAGAGCAGCCACCATGCTACCATATTATAGGATGCATAGGATATTTCATGAGAAGAGTATAGCTCCCCTTATTGAGCTGCCCCTCATGTCGTTCCCTCGGTGTAAGAAGTGGGATGTGATTGATGCAGCTTCGTACCTTCCCAAGATGCTGGATGCTGGTAAGTTGTATTTACAGAGTGATGATTTTGGAGACGTGGGAAGTTTGGACGAGTTTTATAGGAAGTTGAAGGAAGAGGATGAGAAGGCTCCAGCGCTCAGTAAGCATGAGGCCTGTCCATCACCCTTTGGCAATTGATTTACAGAAGGATGAATGATGGCAGACGGTGATGTTCATACGATTAGGGTAGGGCCACGTACCTTCAGCTACACAGAGGGCACAGAGGACCTTGGAGAGGCTCCATTTTTCCAAAGCGATATGCAGCTCTCTAAGGGGATAGTTGATGCTGATAGCGTTGCGATAGAGACTGTGTATGCTATCCCAGTAACTAGCATTGCCGACCCCTCTACCGAGCTAGCCAGCTATGCTGGACGAGCTGCTGGGGCGCTGCTAGTAGCGCTTCAGGTTGGTGCGGCTACTGACGTGTTTACACTGTATGCTTGGGACGCTGCTGATAGTGGTGGGGCTGATGTGCCATACGTGGTTGCTGGAAGCTCAGGCTTCTGGATAGCCATTGGAGGGAGGTATACGTGCTCCGACGTCACCTTCTGTGGAGCGGTGTTATTCAGTGCGGGGGCGGTCTTCAATACAGACATTACTGTCAAGGGAGCAGAAGGCGCAAGTGGGATTATTAACCTGAGCGCAGATGAAGGTGATGATAATGTAGATAAGTGGAGAGTGGTTGCCCACGATGGTGGTGCGAAGTTGACGATTGAAACCTATGCATCAGGGGCGTGGGTGGAAGTCCTTCATATCAATGCTTCAAATGAGATGGTTGTTGACTCTGGCGTGTTAGCGTTGAAAGAGACCACAACTCCGTCAGCTGTGGCTGGTTATGCTCGTATATACTCTAAGTCAGATAATCAGCTGTATTATCAGGATGGAGACGGGAATGAGCACCTGATACATGGTCACTCCTACGCATCCATCTGGTTTCATAGTCATACCAATGCGACTATTACGATAGCAAGTGCTGAAATCCCCGTTAAGGTAGATTGCTTTGTTAGTGCTGGTCTTAATGACCCAAGTGGTAATGCGGTATCTAGTATAGTTAATAATGAGATCGCATTGGGCGCGGCTGGAGAGGGCTTATATGAGATATATCACTCAATATCTACCACCGTGGCTGGAGGTGCTGCGAAGGAGATAATGTCAGGGATTGGGGTAGAGTTAGCAACTGCGTTGGATATAACTGATGTAACTGATGATACTGTCTCTCCCATCGTTGTTACTAGTATTGCACACGGCTTGCTGGACGGGGATGTTTGTAAGATTGAGAATGTAGTTGGTAACACAGCTGCCAACGGGTACTTTATAATAGATAATAAGACAGATAACACGTTTGAGTTAGTAAACATAGATGGCACTGCCACAACTGGCAATGGAGATTATGATGCAGGCACACCTACTGGTGATGTAACCTTCATCTACCCTGGCGTAGCCATTGCGCATACTGAGATTTCAAGTACGGATTTACGAACTATGTTCAGTAGTGCATTTTATGAGTTGTGTGCTGAGGATAAGGTTGGAGTATATGTAATGAACTTGGATGATGCCAATGACATACTTCCAGTTGTAACATCTTTGAAGATTCGTCGTGTAAGTAGATTATAATCTGTGGAGGCGGGATGGCTGTCGTACTGACTCAAGGAAAGTGGAATGACGGCGCTGGCACTCTTGGGGAGAGCTATAGGGAGCATGATTATGGGGAGAGATACCCACCTGGGCTTAACCTTCGTCCCGATTCAGAAGAGCATGGAAGGCTGCTGTCTATCTTAAGACAGATGGCTCTTGAAGGTTGGTCTGGCACTGCATACTCAGTGGAGGGACGCTTTTGCCCTCGGCTACGGCGTGGTCACTCCACAGTGGTATCAGACGTATGCTACTAAGACTGTGGTAAGGCCTGTCACGAGGAGGAACTGGAGAGGGAAGCTTGTAAAGGTTGGAGAGAATGAAGTGGTGGAGCCTGTGCTTCAGGAAGAGGGGAATAGGGTGTTCAACGTGAATCCCCGCTACTTCCTTCCTGACCCTAACGTAAGTATTCACGACGTGCAGGATGGAGAGGGTACTGGCTGGGTTAGGCGGACCAACTACGTCAACCTCCTTAGTGAGGAGGAGCATAATAAGAATCTCTTCAACGTGAAGTACTTGCAGTATCTGGCCAAAGCCACTAGTCACCTCTACACAGATGTCGTTAGCGCTGCTGGAGTTAAGGCCAACGTTCCTGGTGATGAAGTGGCTATGACAGATAGAGCAAGGCCTGTTGACGTCATCTATCGTTATGTTAAGCTTGTGCCAAAGGCGTGGGGTCTTGGGAGAGGGGAGTATCCAGAGAAGTGGCTCTTTGCCGTAGCTGGAGATCAGATAATCATTCAGGCTCAGCCCTTGGGGCTGAATCACGGTATGTATCCAGTGTCAGTTGCCGCGCCTGACTATGATGGTTACTCTGTAACTCCAGTATCTAGGTTGGAAAGTATTTACCAGATGCAGAAGCTTGTTGACTGGCTTTTCACCAGTCACGTTGCTAACGTGAGGAAGGCCATCAACGACATGATAGTGTATGACCCTAACATGATTAACTCGGCTGATATAGATGATCCAACTCCTGGGATGAAGGTGAGGCTGAGAGAGAATGCGTGGGGTCAGGGCGACATAGATAACTACATTAAGCAGTTTAAGGTGACTGATGTAACTGGCGGTCATATGGGGGACTATCGTGAGGTGGCGGACTCTGTATATAGGTTCAGTGGCGCTGTGGATCAGATGCAGGGAGTTATGAGAGCTGGGGGAGAGAGGAGGAGTGCTACAGAGGCTAAGGGTACACAAGTGAGTGCCTTGAGTAGGTTGGCGAGGATGGCTTACATAATCAGTATGCAGTCTATGACAGATATAGCTTGGATGATGGGCTGGCACACACAGCAGTTTCTGTCGGAGAAGACGTATGTGAAAGTGGTTGGCTCTTTGGAGGAGCAGCTGAGGAATGAGTTTGGTGCTACCGTGAATAGAGGAAGGGTTGCCATAAGCCCGGAAGATCTGGACATGAGGTTTGATGTATTACCACGTGATGGAACTATCCCAGGCGGGCAGAATGTGGAGGCCCTTTTACAAGCCTATCAGATAGCAGCAGCTCAGCCACAGCTGGCAGCTCATCTGGATATGACCCGAATCTTCTTCCATATTATGAGAGAGTCAGGCGTGAGGAATGTGGAGCAATTTCGTGTAAAGACTGCTCCTGATGAGGAAGTGCGAAATCAGGTACAGGCTGGTAATATAGTACCAGCACTTGGAGGAGAAGGTGCGCAAGCCATTAGACAGGTCGCCCCTTCCGCCGCCTGAGCAGTGGGAGGAGTTTATTAAGCTCCCTTGCTGGAAGGCTTTGGTGGAAGAGATGATGGAAGCCAGACGTATCTGCATGGCCTATCTCTGCTCCAACACTAAGCTTAAGGCTGAGAACAGGGACAACTTTCCTGAACACAAGTTTGAGAAGGGACGGTTGTTTAGTATAGAGACGTGTCTCGATCTACCTGCCACATTACAACAGCGAGCTAAGGAGGAGAAGGATGCCCGAAACAGAGGAACAAAAAATGCAGAGGGAGCAGGAGAAGCAGGGGAAGGAGATGCTCCAGTTTGACGGGGCTATTCCTCAAGAGGGTGATTTTGTGCCTGTTGAGGAAGTGCCACCTGCTTCTGAAGAGAAGCCGCCTGCCGAGACTCCACCAGAGGCCGCTCCAGCTGAGGAGACTCCGCCGGTTGAGGAAAAGCCTCCAGCAGAGGTACCGCCTGTGGAGAAGCCGCCTGCAGAGGAGAAGCCTCCGGAGAAGTCTGAGCTTGACATTATGAAGGATAAGATGGCCGCTCTGGAGGAGCAAAATGCAGCCCTTATCACCCGTCTTGAGACGGGAGAAGCACCACCTACCGCTCCTGCAGAGGAGGCTCCGCCCAAAGAGGCACCACCCGCTGAGGAGGTTAAGGTTAGTGAGTTTATCTCTGAGGAGGAACACACTGACATGTTTAGCAAGCGTGAGGTGATGAATAAGGTGTTGAGTAGGGTGTATCAGGCCAATCAGGAGGCGGCTATGAGAGGTATGCCAGAC